CCATCTATGTTGGGGAAAGTACTCTTGACGGTACTCTTGATGAGACGCAGGTGGTCGTCAGCTTGCGCGAGACCATCAGTAGCTGCAGGATTACTTGCGTTAAGGCTATTGATGTACGTGCCAGATTCTAAGGCCATGACGGGGGGATCCTTTAGTGGGAGGACTTAAAGTGGAACCACAGGGCAAACCCAAGCCAAGCGAACTCCAGGTCAGACAGACGGGTTCTAATGGGGGTCTTTAGGTGGTTGGTCATAAGGTAGACATTAAGGGAGGGAAGGACCTGGATACAGTTGTCAGATGATCTAGGGGTACTACAGGAGAACGAAAGGGACATAAGAAAAAGACCTTTGTGTTTCTAAGGTGGGGCCTCTGTTGACGAAGGTGGGACAACAACAACAACGGAAGACCTTTAGCTCTCTTTTTGAAAGACATTGATTTCTAAGGGTACTGGGGGGTCAAATCCAGGGCATGGGACCCGTGATCATAGGGCATTCATTAGTTAACCATTGATTATCAATAGGTTAGTTGGCAGGGGATACCACATCCCTCGGCTAACCCTGGTCATCTTAAGATAAATTAAAGACATTAGCATTATCATTAAGGAAAATTATCAGGAGGAGGCTATTACTTTTGATCACAGATAGGGACCTAAGTTCCACCTAATGTCTTACACCTGATGTCTTACACGTTAAGTACAATCACACTCCAGTTCATTGCCCTTGTCTGTACCGCAAGTACACTCATGTTTTTTATTCTTTAGTATATCTTTACGGACAACGAAGTCATCGTCTATCGTCCACTGCCAGTCTTCACCAGCTTGACCTAGGCCAATAGCCAGGGACATACCAAATGATTGTCTTAAGGTTTTATCTTCACCAGTTGTCTGGTGGTCTTTATTAGTCTTCAACCTCATTGTCCCTTACCACTTGTGGTATCAACCAGGTACAACATAACGTCCACCTAAGTGTCGGGAGGAACCACTTATGTGTGTCATCATGTATGTACCTGGTTAACTCTTTAAGTCCATGACACCAACGCCAGGACTATAGTTCTTCTTTAGGGGGGTCATACCGCTCCACTATCTAAAGTACCAACCAGTAGGTAACTTTAGTTGCCTGGGGGACTAAGACATATAGTGGTCTTATAGTGAACTTTGAGGGAACACTTAAGATAGTATTAGGTTAGGTATGGACACTAGTGTACTAACTATTATGTACCTGAGTGAAGACTTAGGTCTTTGGTCTGAGGGGTTATCAGTACCTGACTAGTCGCAAGACGTGCTTAGTGTCGAGGCCCCTCAGTTCCTTCCCTTATAGTTTATCTTCTATGTCGTAGAGGCGTAGAGCAAGAGCCCTGAGTTCTGTGCTCATGCCCTTGCTTATGTGACCACTGAAGAGTGGCCTTTGGTTCTTAGCTTCCTGAGCCATGTGAGGGATCAAGGCAAACGTGCAGCCATCCTTTGGATGTTCTATGATTTCAAAGGTCATGTGACCGACTGGAAAGAGTTCACGTTTGAACCTAGTAGGATCAGGATGTCTACGCTTGGCCTTGAGGCTGTGGCTACTCACAGGTCTTCTGCCCTGTAGCTGGATCGAAGTAGCAAGCTTCTGCGTCTTCCTCTACTGCTATGTCCTCGGATGCTGAGGCATTCAACACTCCGTATCTTAGGCCAGCAGCCCTAAAGGTAGTACAACCTGAGCTCTTACCATCATATGCCTTCATGTAGACATTCTTGAACTCCTCCCAGGTTACATCATCACCCACGTTGCAGGTCTTAGAACATGCAGAGTCCACGTATTCACTAGCGAGGTTAAGGACAGCAACATGGTCAAACACTGAGAGCTCGTTGGCTGTCTTACCTTTGACACCCCACTTGGCATATGCATAGTCCTCGACACGCTCAGTCCTGGGTCCATCAAACAGTTGGATCGTGCGGTCATACCAGTGGCTGAACACTGGCTCTATGCCAGAGCTCACGTTGTCTGCTGAGAGACTAATGGTGCCAGTGGGGGCTACAGACAGTAGGTGACTGTTGCGGATCCCGTTGCGTTCTATAGCCTTCCTCACGTACTGTGGGAGCGTCATAGCGAAGCCACTGTTGAGGTACTTAGGGTCGTACAGTGGGAAGGCACCCTTCTCGGCTGCTAGGGCCACTGAGGCCATGTAGGCTTTGTCTCTGATGCACTTCATGACCGCTATAGTAAACTTCATGAAATCAGGTGATCCATACTCGTAGCCTAATGCCTCACCAGCGTTAGCCAAAGCAGTGATACCTAAGCCCATCCTACGTTTGTCCTTGGCCTCTTTCTCTTGGGCCTCAGCAGGGTAAATCGCACGGTCAACCACGTTATCCATAGCTCGCACTACTGCAGGTATGTCCTCCTGGAGCTTGTTCCAATCGAAGTCACGACGATCAGTAAATGGGTCCTCAGATATGTATTGTGCCAGGTTGAAGGAGCCTAGGAGACAAGCACCATTAGGTGGCAACGGTTGTTCAGCACATGGGTTAGTAGCTGCTATTGTCTCACAGTAGCCCAGGTTATTCTTTTGGTTCATCCTGTCGATAAATAAGACACCAGGTTCAGCGTAGTCCCAGGTAGATCTAAGGATTTCATTCCACAGGGCTGTAGCACTTACAGTCTTATACACCTGGCCCTCAAACCTGAGATCAAAGTCACCATCAGATTTGACTGCAGCCATGAACTCATCGGTTACCCCAACAGAAATATTGAACCCAGTGAGCTCAGTAGAGTTGTTCTTGGACCTAATGAACTCCTCGATGTCTGGATGGTCTACTCGCAGTACACCCATCTGAGCTCCACGTCTGTGGCCGGCTGAACTGATAGTACGGCAAACAGCGTCAAATATCCCCATGAAGGAGATAGGCCCACTGGACTTACTGTCTAGGCTCTTGATCAAAGCACCTCTCGGTCTCAGTGTGCTGAAGTCATAACCTATGCCTCCACCCATCTGCATAGTCTTAGCTGCATTGGTAGCAGCCGCCATGATGCCATCCATGCTGTCCTCTATGGTTGGGGACACAAAGCAGTTGTAAGGTGTCACCTCCCTGGGTGCTCCCATCGCACTTTGGACACGACCTGCAGGTAAGAACCTCTGGTGGTACAATATGCTACGGAACTGATCAAAATGCGTGGCGTCATCAGCCAGGGCATTAGCTACCCTGGTCATGGCCTCCTTGAAGGTCTCGTTGGGACCTCGGTATTTCATTGCGTGGATCTCCTCGGAGATGCTCATGCTTGGTCCGAAGTCGTTTCTCATGTCATTCATTTGGTTGTTGTCCTTCAAGTATATTGATGCGGTATGTGCAGTACTGGATGCATTTCTCTAGGTCTGTAATCTCAGACTCGGCCTCAGTTAGGCCGTCATAGGTCTTGGAACCTGCACGGGCGGCATACTTAATGATGTTGCCGCGCCAGAACTCCATACTGTTCTTCATGATGAAATTGATGGGCTGTATGGCCCACTGTGTGTAGTGGCTGGGGGATGATACCTTATCGCCACTCATGCCCACGGCCTCTGATATGGCATACGGGTACGCACCAGTCTAACCTTATGGCCTTTGCCTAGTTCTGTATCCAGACTTAGTGTCCCATTGTTGACCAGGCGTCGAACATAAGTATGGAATCTTTTGGCACAATTCTTCCTATCGTCCCAGCCAAATTTAACTACAAACCTATCTCTAAGGGTATCTCTGTTTACCGCTTTTTGTTGCCCAAATAGGTCTAGGATATCGTTTCCTGTACCAGTGCGTAATACAGCTTTAGGCATGAGTTTGACCATTGCCTTGCGACCACCGCAACTTTTGATAAACAATTTGTCCTCTAGAAGACAAACACGCTTGTAATCGTCCCACTGAGCTAGGACTGTTTCTTCTGTCATCATCTTTTTGGCTCCCATAGTTTGATTGTTGATGTTTCCAGGTCCCAGTCGTCGAACCTTAAGATCCTAGCCAGTCGGGCCTGGGTTAGTGCGTACTGGGGGTTGAGCTTTTGTTTGGCGTATGCTGCCTCGACAGTTGACCAAGATGGATTTGAACCGAGTAGTTTGTCTGCAGTTACTGGCCCAACTTTAGGGCATCCTGAGTAACCATCCGTTGGGTCACCAGTTAGTGTCTGGGTTAGGAAATGCCTGTCGGCTTGCCTCTCATTGATTGAATCAAGAGTTCCATCCATAGGTCGATACAGGCTACATGGGACGGTCTTCATGTCCTTGTCGTCAGACACAATGATCGTCGGTTGGATCCTGGAGGACCCCAGGATGCCCATGACATCATCAGCCTCCAAGAGTGGCTCAGTGTGGCATGTGAACACCTGATTGGCCCACTTCAGCATCTCAGAGTAGCCCACAGGTTTCCTGGTCTTCTTACGGCCAGCTTTGTAGGTGGGATCTATGGTTTTGCGAAAGTTATCTCGGTCACTGAAGCAAACGACAAAGTGCTCTGTGTCTAAGGTATCACAGGCGTCGAATATCAGTTTCTCAAAGATCTCTTTAGCTATCTTGAGATCAGTACTGAGGGACCATATGTCGTCTCCCCAGTCTATCTCTTCTTCTGCTGCAGCGCACGACTTGTAGAGATACAGATCGCCGTCAATTAGTAGGACCGTCTGGTCTTTTGGTCGCTGCAAGAATGTCTTGAAGTAACTCATCTAAACTCCTTTTTGCCTCCATACCCAACTCAGTGATCAGCCACTTGGCTCCCCAAGTTTCTGGTCCTACCTCTGTTGTGATGAAGCCTTCGCTGGCACAGATGCCTACGTGAAACGCACCTGCCCTGGCGAAGTTACTTTTGATTGAAAATGGTGACCGCCAGGCCCTGTCTAGGGTTACTGTGACGGCCATGATGTTGACTAACTGTTCGTTAATCTCAGTGTGTGTCAGACCAAGTTCTTCCCACGCTGAACTCGGCAGCAATGGGGATCTTAGTTTTGAAAGCATGGCCTGTTTCTTGCGCCATTCCTCTAGCGATATCACCGACATTTTGGGCTACCTCTTGTGTACGACAGGCGATCTGTACCTCGTCGTGGATCCAGCCCACGATGTAGGCATCTTTCGGATACTGTCTGTTGATCTCCCCATCGATCAGGTCCACCCACTTTTTGCAGATGATTGCCCCAGATGACTGGAGTAACTGACTGAGTAGTTTGTGCTCTGATCTGACAAAGAGCTTGCGGCCATCTAGGCCAACCAGGTGGCCCCTCTTAAAGGCCCTCTGTAAATTCTTCTGGAGTTGTGCATATGCTGGGATGTTCTTGTTGAATGCTTCCTTTAGGGCATTGCCCTTTTTAGCACCACCACCAGCTATCTTACCGATCAACTGGTCGCCTCCACCATACATGGTCGCATAGATAAAGGTCTTGGCTTGGTCCCTAGTGTCTAACCCAGCAGCCTTTTGGTTGTGCGTATGGATATCACCTTCCAGGATCTGCTTGGCGTATTCTCCACCGTCATCCAGGTAGTGAGCCAGGCACCTGAGCTCAAGACCACTAAGGTCAGAACCTAAGAGAGACCAACCGTCTGGCACCGTGAACAGGTCGCGGCACTCTTTGCCATGCAGCAGCCCAGCCTTTGGCACCTGGGCCAGGTTTGGGCCTCTATGTGCCGCTCGACCGCTGATAGTCCCACCACTCACTATAGTGTGCCTGATGCGTCCATCGTCGTCTAAGCGTTTAAGCCAAGCCTGGGGACCTTCAGCTAACTGTCCGATCCTCTTTTGAATCAGAAAGTATTCAGCAAGCTTCTTGGCCTCTGGATACGGAAGCCCACCCAGGACCGTCTCGTCGATCATGGCGTGGCCAGTGTTAGTGAACTTCTTGGGTTTCCAGTCGTATTTCTGTGTCAGGCAGAACTCAATGTGACGCCTGGATCCAGGGTTGAACTGGATCTCCTTACGCTTAACAAAGACCTCGCCTTTGACGTACCCAAGCTTCTTGTTGTTCACTTTAGGTATGAAATCCTCAGTCGTTTCCCAAGGTGGGAACAACTGGTCCAGGCCACTTCCTATTTCCTGGCGTTTCTGTGCCAAAGTGGAATACAGCTTGATGGCCTTTGCTTCATCGAAGGTCCACCCGTTATTGCCAATTCGGAGGCAAACCTCAGCCAACCTGTGTTCCAGATCGATTGATTCCTGGCTAAAGCCTTGGGCCATGAAGTGCTTGTAGAGGCTCGCAGTGACGTTGGTATCTTGGACGCAGTAGTCCAGCATTTCTTCAGAGTAGTTTTCCCAGCCGCCATCGTAATCTCCCTTGTGGTTGCCCATGCGTAGGCCCCAGGCCTTAAGACTGTGGGACCCAGTGAGCTTCCGAGGGAATGCCTCTGGGTTCTTAATGTTTCTGATGCTGTCTTCTTCTGCCAAGGTGGTGCAGATGAGACGTGACAGGACGAGTGTATCCGTGACTTGACCTAAGATGTCGAAGCCAGGGTATACCTTCTGGAGCGCTGGGATATCATAAGCAATGATGTTGTGACCGATAACTTCCTCGGCATTCATCAATGTAAACAGCGCAGCCTTAATCTCATCGGGACCGTAGGTTTGTACCTCGTCGGTCTCAATGTGTCGTAAGACAATGCAATGTATTGTGCTTATGGTATCTAGAAGTCCGTTGCTCTCCAGGTCAAAGACCCAGCGTGTCACTTCTTTGTTGGCCTAGCTCTAGGGCGTAAAACGCTGGCTGGACGATAGGCTAATATCTTCACGCACTGATCAGCAGTGTGCTCTGTATAAAGGTTATTGCGGTGGGCATATTGAACGCAGTCATCCCACGTTTGGAACGTGATAAGGGCCACAAATGCCGTGACGGTTTCCATCATAAGGTGCTCTCCTTGATGTGTTTAAAATGGTATGTCTGATGTACCCAGGCTGTCGAAATTGCCCGTGCTCTCCCGAAGACGTCCTGTCTCCTGGGAGTACTGAAGCTCACCTGCTGGGCCTACCTCGCCCGTAAATCGGTTCTTGAGAACCACGAGGTCTCTAATGCCAGCCGAAGGCTCCTCGGCATTCACTTGAATACCAATGCAGCAATCAGCCAACTGGGCTATCGCGTGGCTCCCACGGAGTTGACTAAGGCTGACCTTAGCTCCACCCTCGTGGCCTGTGTCGCCCTGTGGTCGGCGCAAGTGGCTCACGACAATCAGACATATGTTTAGCTCCTGGACGAGTACCCTGAGCCGATTCATGATGTCATCAATCAAGCGTCTCTCGTCGTTCACCTGGCCCGTTAGTCCAGACACCAGGATACTGATGTGATCCAGGATAATGACCTCGGCACCAAGAGCCTTGTTCATGTAGCGAATACGGTTGAGGATCACATCGATGTCCGTGGATCCAAAGTGGTCAAACAGGTAGAACTGTCTGTCTTTCACCAGGTCATCAAAAGACGTCTCTATGTCCTCCCTTGTGGTGCAGTCTGGGTCCACGGTAATGTTCTTATTCATATGGAGGCCAACCAGGCCCTGGGCGGTCCTCTTGACGCTTTCCTCAAGCATCAACATGCCGATCTGAAAGCCTGACTGGTGGACGTGGTAGGCAATCTCACGCACAAATGTAGACTTACCGACACCACTGCCAGCGGCAATGGTTACCAGGGACCCAGCGCGTAGGCCCTTGGTTATATCATTGAGCCTACTATAGGGGTACGTGATGGGGCTCAGGGCCTCCTGTTCACCTATTGTGTCTCTCAGATCTGAAGTACTGATGATACCATCAGGTCGATACTCACGGGCCTGGAAGATAGCGTCTATAATGACCCTAGTCTCACCAGCCACCAAGGCCTCTGAGGCGTCCTTGTAGGGGCCTAAGTTAGCAATCCTGGCCACACCAATAGGCAAGGCCTCAGCGCACTCCAGGGCTGCTTCCTGACCTGCTGCGTCCCCGTCAAACATTAAGATAATGCTCTTGAAATTCATCAGGTAATCGTAGTTGTTCATCAGGGCCTGACGGGCTGACTTAGCACCATTAGGAATGCTTACTGTTGCCCACTTGTTGCCCTGTGCTTGGGAGACAGACATAGCGTCAATCTCGCCCTCAGTTATTACTAGCTTATTACCAGTGCTCCACAGGTGAGATCCAAACAGCGTCATGGCCTTGGCGTTCCCAACTATAGAGAAACTCTTGTCACGACCTCGGACCTTCTGGGCGCACCTCTGGCCGTGCTTGTCACGGTAGGTTGCTAACTGTACGGGCTTACCGCCCATGAGGCCAACTGAGTAATCAAACTTACGGCATGTCTCCTCGGTTAGCTTACGTGAAGACAAATGTGTGTGGGTCCCAGGGATAAGATCCTGGATGACCTTAGATGTACCAATGATCCTGGTTTGCCCAAACTCTTCCTTACCATAGTGGGCGCAGCCAAAGCAGTACGTGTGGCCGTCATCATAGAGGCCAGCGTTGTCCTTAGACCCACAGACCTCACAGGCCGTATGGGTGACAAAGGTGCTCTCCTTTTGTTCCATCATTAAGTCGCTCCCTGGTTTAATCACAAAAAGAAAAGGGCGACCCTAAAGCCGCCCTCTCGCTCTCCTTCATTTGATACCTGCCTCAGTATCTGAGCACTGCACTCTTCCAGGGACCCTCTGTCCCCTTCCGACTTCTGCGCTCCTTCAGTGCAAACTGTGTAGTCTCCACTAAATCGTCTGTCTCAGAGATCTTCTGTAAGAGCTCCTTGATGGCGTGTTGACGTAAAGCCATCTCAGTTATTTCTTGGGCGTGTTCCATCTTGTAATCGATGGTCACTACAGCCCTCATTCGTTTTGACATTGTGCCTCCTTAAGCCACTCCTGTGGCATCACTTTGTTTGCATAGACAAACCCGTGTTTATCGCAGTACATCCCGTAGGTCGTGGGGCTCCCTTTGTAGAGCTTGGCGTTCTGGTTACTGAAGATAAATCGGATGTCTATGCCTGGGTGTTGTCGCTTGACCAGCATGTGCTTGGCTCTGTCTTGGACCGTCCACAGGCCTTTTGTTTCGACATAAAAAAAGCCCCCTGGTTTAGGGAGCTTGAAGTCGGGCGTATACTTGGAGTCTCGACTTGGGATCACGTAGTGGACCTTGTCAGTCTCATAGAGGAGCTTGATGCCAGCCTCAGTGATCTGCTTGGACACTCGGTCCTCCAGTCCACTACGGAAACCATGCTTAATACCAATCGCCCTCTTACGGCGACTAGAAGTCGTAATTGTCGTCACCACCTTTAGTGGATGGAGTATCCTCAATGATGTGATCTGGAGTGTTGTTCTCTGACACCTCGTAGCCGCCCTCGACAACATCAAATCCGCTTTCTTCACCATTGGTCCCACCAGACACTGGATTAATAATCTGGACACGGCCTAGGCGCATAGAGACGCCCTTGCTTGCGCCATCATATGTGTCAGCCATACCTTTAATCTTTAAAGTAGAACCTGAGTACATAGCTGGTACTTTTTCTGGAGGAATTGGGTGACCCCTTGAGTCAAAGTATTTAGGCTCAAACTTAGACTGAATCTTAAAAATAAACTCACCAGTCTCGTCGTCCACTTTAAATGGCAGGTGAACTTTAGAGTGATCTTTTGCTGGGAATACTTCCTTCTTCATGGCCTCCAGTTGATCAACCAAAGGCTGGGCCTTATCAGGTGCAACTCTTAGCTCCAACTTATATTTGCCCTCGGCGTCAAACGCAGTGTCTGGCCGACCAGGTTGTAGCCAGGGGTACTGGGCAGAACCTGCTGCTGTGACGAATTTAGCTTTCGCTGGTGTACTCATTTAGTTTCTCCTTGGAGTTTTCAGTTTTTGCCTCGCCCAGGCACACTTTGACCTTAGCCGCTTTGGCTCGGTCGATCAGGTCCTGGGGTAATGGCTCGTTATTCAGTCGATAAAGTTTTATGAGCCCCAAGATTCTCTCTCTCGGATGCACGGTGTTTCTCCTTTTGGTTGGGGTATTTATTCTAAGGGGGTCATACCGCTCCAGACCCAATAAAAAAGGCCCCCTAAAGAGGGGACCTTAAGCCTACTGGGAGTCGTGATTAACGGGACAGATCACTCTCTAAATCATGCTTAGGTTTTAAAACTAAGCTCACAATGCGTTTCTCAATTTTAAAGTCTACAATCTGTTCGTTCTGTCTATGAAATAAGTGTGATTCAAAAGCTTCTTCTTCACTTTTACAAATGTCTACGATGTCCCAATCATAAATTCCGTCAGAAAAGTAGTTTTGACCCAAGACAACATATTGCGTTTCTGGTTTACTCATTGTTCATTCCTTTGCTAGTTTTGGGTGGGCCACTCAGGTGGTCTGTACCCATTGAGCATCCACTCTAGGACGCGCTCGGCTATCGGGTTGACGGGCCTTGTGTCATCGTCAGTCTCCCAGCGTCTAACTGTGCGTGGGTTACTATTGAGGATATCTGCAAGTTCCCGTTGCGTAAGGCCCAACTTCTGTCGGGCCTCTTT